ATTATCTTGGGTTTCAAATTTCAATTCATAGGAAGATACCAACTCCCGTAATTCAATCAATTCGACCTGGGTTTGATTATAGTAAATATAACCCATGGCACCACCTGCGATTAATATACCAAAAAGTATTTTACTTATCATAGAATATCTCCATATTTCTATTTATACAAATTAGTACTTAATATCTCCAAATCCCAAACGGCTTCCTCTGTCAAACACTGGAACATCATCATCAATATTAGATTGTCCAGAATCTGTTAAGTTAGTTTGAGCGGATGCTTCAAGATCATGTAAACGCATCTTTGCTCTATCTATACCTATCATAAATCGTTTGTTTCTTGTGGGATCGCTGTACCTATTCTTCAACTGCTTCACCATAAGATGTCCCTGTTGGTCTAACTCTTCAGTACTTATCAACGCAAACATGAGATCAGCAGTCGCTGGTAAACCAAAACTCTCTGAGGTATCAGTCAACTCAACATCACTATTATTATATCCACCACGGGTAGTCTGTGTTGCTGTAACTATAGGTAAGTCACATTGAACGGCAAGACCCCTGAGTTCTTCAGCAATAGATTTGATGATAGTATATGAATTCATATTAGATCCATTTCTATATCTACTACTGGAGCATATATTCAGATAGTCTATAAAGATAATTTCTGGAGTGAAATTTCTCTTTAATTTCAACTCATCTATCAATGCTTGGAAATGTCCTGTATGGGCAGAGGCTGTTGGATATTCCTTGATGATTAAACGACCATCAACTTTATTTTTAATCTTTGTTATTCGCTCATCATACATTGATTTAGATAAATCTTTCAAATCTTGCATAGAAATATTCATCATATTAGCATCAATTCTTTCAGCGATTCTTTCTTCTGCCATCTCTAATGTTATGTATAAAACATTCTTACCTTGAGAGATACATGATGCGGCCATATGACACATGAATAAAGATTTACCAACACCAGTTCCAGCCAGAGCCACATTCAGAGTTTTATTAAGAAGACCACCCTCGGTAATCTTATTAAAGTAATCTAAATCGAATGGAATTTTTTCTTCTTCTCTGTGATAAAAATCGAAACGACTGGCAGAATTCTCAATATAATCATGTCCCACATTGTTATCGAATCCAACTCCTAGTGCTTCAGAAAGAATACTCGGAAGAGCATCTTTGGTATAAGTTCTGTTGTCACCTTCGATTATCTGAATAGACTGCATGATAGCATTATACAATGCCTTATCTTTACATAACTTCTCAGTCTCATCAATTAACCAGTCACCCGTATCCTCACTCGGAACAAGTCCATTTACTAAAGTCTCGCACCTCTGATATACATCTTCATTAATTTTTCGATCATCTTGTAGTGAAATTAACAAAGAAGATTTTGTAGGTAGAGAATTATACTTCTCCACGAAATCTCGTACTTTTGCAAATACGGCCTTATCTTCTACTTCTGAAAAATATTCTTCTTTTAAAAAAGGTATTACCCTTCTAGTATATTTCTCATCATCAATTAAACTACCCAGTATTTGAGTTTCTAACTTCATCATAAAATTCTTTCTTCACCTCTTCAACACATGGTTCACACATGTAAAGTTTGTTATTAAAACATATTGCCGTATCATTGTCAAGGTCTATTACTTTCTTACAACGATCACACTTGGCATACTTCGCTTCGTCTTCTCCATACCGCCCCCTGGTTCTATTACCATCAGAGTTCAATTCAAGTAAGTCCTGTTGGTGCTCTTTATAATCCTTCTTCATAGGCTTTCTCTATGTCTTCCTCTGTGATCTCTTCATTCATTATTTTTTCTGAAGAGATTAAGTATCTATTCTCGATCCACTTTATAAACGATACATCAGTTAAAATAGGTAACCAGAAATCTTTGTTATATGTATCTTTAAGTCTGACTTTCTTTGCATCGTCTTCATCAGATTTCGCATACCATCCGTTTGATGGTTTGACAACATGACCAGACTCAAGAGCCATATCAAGCAGACCACTCCACTTGCTAATACCACCTTCCCATGATACCTCGATTGGGATTTTTGATTTCTCTCTAACATACCTAGACTTCTCAACATTTATGATAAAGTTATAACCAACTACTTCTTTACCTTGTTTCTCCTGTTGCCTACCGATAATATAAATGTTATCGGCCGAGTAATATACACCCGTGCCGCCACTAACAATATCTTTTGGAAACAATCCAATTTCTTTGTATGTATGGTTGACAACTACAGCAGAAATGTCTTTGATAGTAAGATGTGGAGTAATCATACGAAACAGGGACTTCATTTGTTTCGCTCTGGTCATATCTGCGACAGATCGACCTTCAAGTGCATCTTCAACTTCTTTCTTTGATGCTAAATTTCCAACAGAATCAACAAGAATTATAACACGATCTCCCCTCTCTATGTCTTTTAACTGAGACATAATATCGTGTTTTAGTTGTTCAATGTCCGTTACCGGAGTATGAATAACTCTATCTGTGTCGATTTCAAATGTCTTGAAATAACCTTCAGGTGCACCAAATTCAGAATCATAAAACAAAACTACTGCATCTTCATATTTATCTAAATATGATTTCGCAAGCATCAACGCAAAAGCAGTCTTAAAATGTTTTGAAGGACCAGCAAATACTGTCAGACCTGGCGAAAGTCCTCCATCCAATTTTCCAGACAATGCCACATTAAGGGCGGGAACAGTTGTCTGAACTAAATCTTTTGTATCAAAAAACTTAGATTTAGTAAGAATCGATGTCTCTTTGACAGTCGTATTCTTTTTCAATTTTTCCATTAAACTCATAATTAATCTCCGTTAAAACATTTTTCTATTTCTACACCATTATGTATGTAGATGTCACAGCCATTGGGTTCAAATCCTTCTTCATTTAGAAAGCATTCACCATCTTCTTCCCACTTCTTGACAAATTCTTCTTCTTCATCCTCTGCTAAAAAACCAGTTGTTATACTACACTCACAACTATCCCATACATGATCTAACTCCCAATGTTCAAATTTCGTAACTTCAAATGAATCATCTACATAACCTTCTTGTGGTTGAGCGACCATATCTAACAGTAGGACTTTTTCTTCGTTATCTTTTGGCATGATATAATATTCACCATATCGCCAAACATTTGTGATTTCACATTCGTTTCCATCTTTATCTTTCCAGATTTCAACATCTATTATTGACTTTTTCTGTTTTGGTGTAATCCGATATGATATCATGCAAATAATCCCTCTAATGATGCTACAGGTCTAGTGTTCCATTTCAAAGAAGAAGTAATCATATTCAATGGTTCAATAAAAGATTTAGTAAACATCATATCATAATCAACGAATGAATGCAAGTCAAATTCTTTTGGAAATCTACCATTAAAAGCCATGACATTTTCTCTAATATAATTGGGTTCTTTGAGATACACAAATTTAATCTTGTCACCATCTTTTATCAATTCATATTTGTTAGTCAATGACTTAGTTCTAACCTGATTGTTATACAGTAACGCGCCTCTAACATGCATGGGTGTACCTTTGCCGTATATATCAGATGATGATGCATACTTACCTAGATTATTACATCCTCGTGGAAATGCAATATCTTCTGGTTGTAAATCCTTAAAATCTTGCCAAGACTTTTCTACAAAGTCCTGTAACTTACTTTCGTCACCAGTGAGACATAAAGATACAGCATCTCGCAAAGATTGTCTAACTGGTGCTGGTGTAGATGAACGAACAATTTCTAAACCCATAACTTTCAGTTTAGGTTCTTCGTATCGAACACCCTCATTATCATATACATTCAATGCATATCGTTTCTTTGAAACCCATATGCCGGTATCAGCAATAGCCTCTCGCTTAAAGAATATCTTTTCTTCAAATGCATTCATATAATCAGCAAGTCCAGACATTGCTTTATTAATTGCTGGTTCTATCTTATCTTCCGTAATCTTATCAAGTGCATCAATAATCTTATCTTTTGATTGATCTTTAAGAAACTTTTCTACTAACGCATCAAGTGTTATATAACATGAATCAGTATCCGTATAAAATGAATACTCGACATCTTTAGTACCACAAAACTTATTCAGATACTTATTAACTGCATCAGCGGTTTCTCTAATAATAAATTGACCAGTAAGAGTAATACCCTCGGCAATTCGCTCATCAAAATATCTGAAGTAACGATTACCCATAGCACCAAATAAACTGTTTAACTGAATCTTTCTTGCCATTTGAAAGTTATTATACTTAGCAATCAACGGCAGATATTTGTCATCATGGGTTGACTCATAATCTTTCTGTGCTTTTTGCATCAACTTCTTGTACTTCTGTCTATCATCAAAAAACTTCTGGGTAATATCAGCAAATATTCCCTGTCGTTTTCTAGTAAAACAATATCCATTGGCAGCCATTGAAAGGTCTTTCTCTTTCAACTTCTCCGTGTTATGTCCTCTTTCAAGCAAAGAATCAACAGTACAATCTAATGGCTTTTCATCAGACAAACACTCTGGAGACAGGTTGTGTTGCATAATAATTGACGGATACAGAGAAGTAGCATCAACAGAGATAACCCACTTATATTTACCTGGTACTGGTTCTTGGACATATCCACCCTTGATACCACGACTGGACTTGTTAGACTTAGGGGGAATCATAATACCCTGTTCTAGTAAATGATTATATAACAAACAATCCCAAGTTCGGGTAGAAGAATAAACATCAG